GGGTCTTTCCCAAGGCTTTTCAGCTTTAGGCGGATGAGCTATTGCATCGATGCTTGAAAGGGCATCCGATAGATCGTCATGAGCTGCTCTGGGGAAGGAGAGAAGCTCAAGCTCTAAATCTGTTAAACCTTTATTTAAATAAATCCTGCCCCATTCAAATCGAGGAACTAAAGACAAGATTTTCATCTCTTTAGTCTTATCAGTTGGTGGCTTTACCCCTTGAATGGGAATAAAGTTATTTCTGCGCTTCATCTCATCACTGATCATGTAAATCAGAGCTTTTTGAAAAGCTACTTCCTCAATGCCTATGCCTGCACACCGAAAGTTTTTATGAAGCTCAAAGATCAAGTTAATGATTTGAGTCGGTGTAATCTTATAGCGTTTAGCAAATCGAACATACCACCGATTTTCTTCGTCAACTGCCACGACTACAACGCCGGTGTAATCAGCGGTATCGGCTTGGCTAATGGCAGGATCTATAAAAGCAAAGTTTAAATGATTCTTTGGAATAACGTCGTAATTAACAAACCACTCTTTTTTGAAGGTTTGCATATCAAGCGGGACAATCTCATTTAAATATTGGTTCGAGAAGATATACGAGCCTTGTTCCCGTTTTTGTCTTTCCAAAAACTCCGCAGTCAACTTTTCGGGGAAGAAAAGCGAACCGTCAGCGTTATAAGCTTTTTTATAGACTACCTGCCATTGCACTATTTTTTCCCTTTGGATTTTGCCGCTGGCTTAGCTTTTGGAATGCTAGCGCCCGATTTCCGAGCTTGCGATAAAGCAATCGCTATTGCCTGCTTTTGTGGCTTCCCATGAGACATTTCTGTTTTAATGTTTTTAGAAATAGTTTTTTTGCTAGTTCCTGCTTTCAAAGGCATTTTATTTCTCCTCACTCTTGAAAACGATCATCCAACCTGTTTCCGTTTTCATCTCGATTTGGTAATACGCAACAAGGTCCTTATCTGCTCGCTTTTGAGCATTGGCCAAAGTTGCGTAAGCTTGAACGAACTCCCATGCTGTAATGGGAGAGCCATCTTGTTCTTTTGCGTAGTATAAACTAAACATATTTTCCCCTTAATAACCTTTCACAAGTACATAACCGGCAGTAACACCAACACCGGCAGTAGTAACAATAGCGCGCAACAATCCTGTTGGAGGACCAGCAACAACCGTTTGAACTGTCGAACTTGCAACAGCTGTGAGCGGAGTTCCTAAGCTGACCCAAGTTGTCCCGTTATCCTCTGAGGCTTGCAACTGAAGAGCCGGCGCTGTGGTTGTGATAGCCCCAACGTTAATTACAAGCATAAAGTTCATGCACCCTTTTACTTCTAAGCTCGGAGTTGTGGAGCTTAGAGTTGTGAGAGTGACAGACCGATCAATAATCTGACGGTATGGGTTATCCATGGTTGCGTTGGACTGAAGACGGTTAATTGACCGGGTAAAGGATGGAGAAGTCCCACCTAATGTTTGCACGTAGCGAATACGGTTACCCATGAACTTTAATAATGGAGTTCGATACATTCCAGAAGCGGTAATTCGTGGAAAATCATAAACAGCAAACCAGTTTGTTCCGGCATCATCGGATTCTTGAACCTGAACATCCATCGTTGGGTTAGTTCCAGTTACAGCAGTAACGGGAATGTTTATAAAGTAGCAAGTTCCAAAAGTGGGAATAATTGCGGCCGACGTTGTTGTGGTTGTAATTGCAGCCGAAGCTTGGTCCGCAACGGTATTAGGCAAGCCCAAGTTAGCTGATGTGACAGACGCAACTGTGGTGACAGTGGTGACAGTGGTAACAGTTGAAACAGCGCCCGAAACGATTATCACGGACTGGGAACGTTGTGCATCACCAGGTCCACGAGTACCGGCGAATTCAACCATAGTTTTTGCGTAATCTAACACTTTCACGTAATGAACGCGGAAATCGGTCATTTTAATGGCGGCACCACCAGTTGCAATCGATGTAAAGTCTGCCCCTGAGGATTCCAACTCGTAGGTTGATCCCGTTACACGTAGGACCTTATAAGCTCCTGCATACGCTGCAGCAGCTCCCGTCATACCGCCAATGTATAACCATTCACCAGGGAGCATACCTGAAGCAGTGGTGTTCATAGTAACAGTGATAATTTGATTAGTTCGTGAAATAGACGCAATTGCTAAGTTGATCGCACCTGGCAAAGTCACAGAGCCGTTGTTGAGAACAACAACACCGCCTGAGCTTGTAGCTGTCACAGCAGAACCAAGAACAACCGTGAATGTAACAGCATCAACAACGGTTATAGCCGCAGCAGTTACCAAGTTCGCAAAGTTAGTTTGATCAAGAACGCCGTAGATTTGGACAAAGTTTCCAGTCGTTAAGCCGTGAGGAGTACTAGTGACGACCGTCGCTGTTGTAGTTCCCGATTTAGCAATAGATGAAATTGAGGTTCCAACAACGCCGGAATAGTTTGGGAGCCTTTTCATTCTAATTCTAACGGCATACTCTTTGGTAATATTAATTAAGTCTCGGTTATACCGTTGAACAAGAGTCGGAGCGGTAGAAAAGTTATCAGTTACCCTCGAAATATATAATAATTCCTCCTCGCTACCAGTCATTTCAAGCTCGGTTGCAGCTATCCACGCATCGGTATATGGGTTGACGTTCGCTTGAGTTCCCGCCGTTGTCCCGATAGTTCCAGTCGTAGTTCTGAAGCTGTTTCCATTGGCGCGGCAGATTGTTGACGCGTTTGTTGCAGTCGCGTTTTCAAACAAATACGACGATGCATCAGAGGCGTAGCTACAAGGATCTGCCAAATAAACATACCCACCCGCGGTATATGTTCCGTTTGCTAATGTACAAGGAACGGTAATTTGTGTTTTTGAAACCACGGTAACGACTACGGGTCCCACGTTCAAACGGGATTCCGCGTTTCCATAAATAGCAACGCGATCGCCACCAAAGAAACGATGAGGGGTAGCAAAGTTAATAGTTGCGACGTTGGTTCCAATTGTAACTGTTCCAGAAATAGGAAGAAGAGGAATGACAGCGTTGTTTTCAACGTTACCATCTTGATCCACGCCAACCATTTCAACCGCTAATTCTTCGCCCACAATCCTTTGAGAAAGAGAGACGCCAAAATTTAACCGAAAAGGTGGCTTGAATAAGCGATTGGACGTGAAAGTAATTTCGTCGTTAGGGCTAGAAGTAGGCAGGATGCCTACTCTCAAATAATCAGAGCTTGAAGAGTTTCCACCTATGCCGTAACTCATAACTGCGGGATTGGTGGATGAAACCTTCCAGTTATTTATTCCATTGTCACCGATGGAAAATGATTCTTTCCAAACATCAATAATGCTTGTTATGGGATGGCCCAGCTGTGTCGAACTCGTAGGGTTCATAGTATTGTACTCCTCAAATAATGTTATAAATTTTAGATTCTGGGAAGCCTTCAACTTTTAATTGTTCACGTAATACGTAGCCAATCAAATCATTTTCACTATATCTAGTGCCTATGATGACATAGGTTCCACCAGGCTCAAGGATTGATAGGTTGTACTTGTAATGATCAATAACTTTTTGGGCCATCTCTGGAGTCTTGCTATTCTGCGGTGAGTTGTAATCATCTCCGACCTGAATGGAATAATGTTGCCCGACTTTTGTGGTGCCAACGCCGCCAACTGTGATGCTTGCTTCTTTATACGGATGAGTGCGCTGTTTAATGATGATTTCCGACTCATTCCAAACTTTTGTTCTAAATTCACCAAAAACTGAGGTTAAAAGCGGATTTTGAAGGTGGGCTTTTATTTCTCGAAGAAAGGTGCAACTGTTAGTGTAAAGCTCTGAATCAATCAAAATGCGCTCGTTCGGATTGTTAATCAGTTTCCAAATGGGATAAGCAACACAGCCAATCGACGATTTGAGACTACCCCGTGGCACGCAAATAAGCTTTCGAGTAATTGGACTCTCAAGTGTTTCGATGATTTCTCGATGAGTGTTTGGGTTAAGGTCTTTATATCCTAAAAAGCATGAGGCAAAAACGAATAGGCTTTTTTTTGCTGCTTCTCGAATGGCCTCAAGATCAGACTTCATTTATTCCATTTTTCCAAAGCTTTTAAGATTTGGTGGCTTATTTCTGATAAGACTTCAGCTTTTTGTTGAACATTTACATCATCAACTTTGGTTTCTACTTTGTCAGACATTCCAGCAAAGTTTTTACCCCACCAAACCATTGCACCAAGATCACCGTTTTGAACCTTTTGGAATAGGGCTCGCTTCATGCTCATTTTACCTTTTGATCGGCCTTTTTTTAATAACTCCGCAAAATTTCGCTCTATTGTGTCTTCTGAAACATCAAACCAATGCGCAATTTCTTCAGTGGTGCAAGCCATAGCAGCAAGCTTTTCAACTTCTACCGGATCTATTTTGTCAGCTTTATGCTTACTCTGTGGACCTCGTTTTTTACCCATTAGCTACCTCACTTTGAATATCATCCCACAAAACGCCGTCTTCTCGAATAGCCTTTTTGTTTGTAAACTTCTGCCAGCGAGCCACAATTACGTCGATATAGTGAGGATCAAGCTCCATCATAAAACATTTACGGTTAGTTTTTTCACAAGCGATGAGCGTGGAGCCAGAGCCGCCATATAAATCGATAATGATTTGCTTATCTTTACCCCATTTGTCAAAAAACCATTTTACTAATTCAACTGGTTTTTGTGTCGGGTGGCATCGCTTTTTATCATGCTCTTTTTCCGTGCCAAAAATACCAGCCCATTTAATTCTTGCAATTTCCCTTTTATGACGATTGCGAGACCAACATAACTCAAAAGTTGAGCCAAACATTTTATCGACCGATTCATCTTTTCTTTTATCCCAAACAATCCATGACCCTTCATTTCGGCATGATAAAATATCTGCATAATAGTCAGCCCCCCAAAGAAATATCTCTTCACAATAATTAAATGCAGAAAACACAATGTTAATTAAATTTGATGAAAAATCTTGATGATCACCTTTTACGTTTTCGTATTTATTTCCGCCTGTAGTTCTTCTAAATTTAGAATTCATTGATGAAAAGTCAGCATCCAAATTCATTCCATAAGGCGGATCAGTAAAAACCATATCAGCCTTTTCGCCATTCATCAGGCGTTCAACAGTCGCAAGGTCTGTGCTATCCCCACAAAGCAATCGGTGATTGCCGAGAATAAACAAATCACCAAGTTTGGCCTTTGTAGGCACATCCTCTGGCACTTCATCGGGATCGGAGTGGCCTTCATTATCTTCATTCAAATCAAGCTTAAAGTCCCGAATTCCTAGCATATCAATATCAAAGTCAGGGCCAAGGTCTCCAAGATCCGTATTGATTGCACTAAGGTCTAATTCAGCCCACAATGCTATGGCATTATCAGCTTGAATAAAGGCATACTCAGCTTCACTTGATTCGAAGTCTTGATAGACAACAGGCACTTGAGTCAAACCAGCTCGTAAGGCTGCAAGCTTTCGGCCGTGACCGGCTACAATACAGTTTGAGAGTTTAGAG